CTTGAATGCTCAGTACGCACCTACACCATATAACATTGCTATGACTTTGTATGTGTATACAAAGAACCAAGATGATGGGCTACAGATTATCGAGCAGATTCTACCTTACTTTAATCCTGACTATAACTTGACTCTTAATGCAATTCCTGCAATGGGCATTAAGAATGACTTACCTGTTATTCTGGACAACATTACATATGAAGATGAGTACGAGGGTGACTTTACTCAAAGAAGAGCAATCATCTGGACGCTCAACTTCACAATGAAACTTAACTTTTACGGTCCAGTCAACAGACAGGGCATCATCAGAACAACAAACGTTAATACATTCTCAGACCCCGCACTATCTAATAAACAATCCTCATACACCGCAACAATTACTCCCGGTACCGCTGTTCCTGGTGATACTATTGGTATTACAGATACGTTTGAGGACTTCTAATGAAATCACTTAATAGAATTAACGATGTCTTCAATGTTGAGACAGACGTTGATTTGCCTATCCCAACGAGTATGCCTGTGGCATATAATCCTTCTGAGTTAGATCAGGAAGATGACTTTCAATTGGCCCGTAACACCCTTCGTAGTCTAATTAATAAGAACGAAGATGTAATGACTGAGTTGGTTCATATTGCTAAGAACTCTGAGAACCCAAGAGCATTTGAAGTTGCTGGGCAATTGATATCGGCACAAACTGCTATTACAAAAGAGTTAATTGGTCTTCATAAAACTAAAAAAGATATTGATAAGGCAAGTGGTAAGATGGAGAATATTAAACAGCAAAACAACATCGTGTTTGCTGGCTCTACATCTGATCTTATGAAGATGATTAATGGAAAATAATTCTTATAATGGAAACGACCTACTCAAGCCTGCCGGCTTTGAGATGCAATTTACTTCCGAGCAGGTAAAGGAGTTAATGAAGTGCAAAGAAGATCCAATATACTTTATTGAGAACTATTGCTATATAGTTTCCTTGGATAGAGGTTTAATTCTCTTTAGTCTGTACGATTGTCAGAGAGAAAAGGTAGATACCATTATGAATAACAGAAAAGTTATTCTGATGGAAGGACGTCAACAGGGTAAGACCATTACCTCGGCTGCCTGTATTCTTCATTACACTATTTTTAATTCTAATAAGACCGTTGCTATCTTGGCTAACAAGTCAACCGCGGCCAGAGAAGTACTGTCACGTTACCAAATTATGTACGAGAATTTACCTCTTTGGATGCAGCAAGGTATTAAGACCTGGAACAAAGGTGATGTAGAATTAGAGAACGGCTCTAAGGTATTTACATCTGCTACTTCTACTTCTGGTATTCGAGGTAAATCAGTTAACTGGTTGTATATTGATGAGGCGGCAATTATTCCTAATAACGTTGCCGAAGAGTTCTTTACATCAACTTATCCAACTATTATGGCTGGTGAGACCACAAAGGTGTTGCTAACTTCTACTCCTCTAGGTTATAATCACTTCTGGAAGTATTGGAATGATGCCCAGGAAGGTCGTAACGGCTTTGTTGCTTTACAAATACCTTACTGGAAGATACCGGGCAGAGATGATAAGTGGGCTGCAGAACAAAAATCAGTTCTAGGAGAACTTAAGTTTAACCAAGAGGTGTTATGTACGTTTCTCGGTTCATCTAACACATTAATTTCACCTGATACTATTGCAAAGATGTCTCCTATATCTTTCATGTACGAGAAGGATGGGTTAGATGTTTTAGAATATCCGGTCCCCGGGCACGTATACTTTACCACTGTGGATACATCGAGAGGTATTGGAGGAGATTATTCTGCCTTTACAGTTATCGATACTACTGAATACCCTTATAAAATTGTAGCTAAATATAGAAACAATAAGATAAGCCCTTTACTATACCCAACTGTAATTCACAAGGTATCAAAGGATTATAACAGTGCATATGTTCTGGTTGAGATTAATGATATTGGTCAACAAGTTGCCGATATTATTCACAACGACTTAGAGTATGAGAATATGATCTGGGTCGGCTCTGATGCCAGATATGGACAGGTTCTATCTAGTTCTGGAAGAAGTTCTATTCTGGGTGTAAGAACAACAAAACAAGTTAAGCGCATAGGATGTGCAACTTTAAAATCTTTGGTAGAAGAAAATAAACTACTGGTTTTTGATAGAGACATTATATCAGAATTTTCAACATTTATTGAACACAATGGTGTGTTTCAAGCTGATGAAGGCTACAATGATGATTTGACTATGACATTAGTTCTTTTTGCATGGGCTACAAATGACCCAATGTTTAAAGATCTAATGAATGCAAACAATAGACAAGCGCTCTATAGTTCGCAGATGAAGAACATAGAAGACGAGCTTACCCCATTTGGTTTTATTGACAACGGACAGTCATCAGAACCAGATGTTGAGGTAGTAGATGGGGATATTTGGTTAAGTGACAAATATCAAAAAGATTATTCGGATTTTATTAAAGAACGTAGCTGGTAATAGTCAAAGTTCAGTATTTATAAATATACTGGTATAAAATTTGTTATGACAGAATAACATTATAAGGAGAAAAAAATATGGCATTTCAGCTATCACCAGGCGTTCTGGTAACTGAGCAGGACCTTACCTCGGTCGTTCCTGCCGTTGCTACAACAGCCGGCGGCTTTGCTGGCGCATTTGCATGGGGTCCTGTTGGTGTTGTTACCACGGTAGATTCGGAAAACGCTCTTGTAACCACTTTTGGAAAGCCTAACAGCTCAACATTCCAATCGTTCTTTACAGCTGCTAATTTCTTGTCTTACGGTAATAACCTACAAGTGATCCGCGTTGTAAATCAAGCAACCGCAAGAAACGCTATGGCAAACGCAGCTGCTACAGCGGTTATTATTAGAAACGAAGATCATTACACAGCATCTTACTCAAGCGGAGAAGGTTCCGTAGGAGAATGGGCTGCTAAGTACCCAGGTGCCTTGGGTAACTCATTGAAGGTATCAATGGCTGATGGCAATGCCTGGTCTACATGGTCGTATGCTACTAACTTTGATGCTGCCCCTGGCACATCTGCATATGTTAGCGATTTAGGAGGTTCACACGATGAACTTCACGTTGCTGTTATTGATGAAGACGGTTTGTTCTCTGGTACTGCTGGTACCGTGGTTGAGAAGTTTGCTTTCGCCTCTAAAGCTTCTGATGCTAAGAGAGCCGATGGTACATCTGCATACTATAAAGACGTAGTAAACACACAGTCTGCTTATATTTACTGGATGGACCATACATCTAACGTTACTGCTTCAGGTACTGCCTGGGGTAATGCAGCTAATGCATCCTTGTTTGCTAACCTGACATCTAACGTAACATTGTCTCTGGCTGGTGGTGTATCTGCTGATGCTCCTACTGATGGTAACATTACAAGTGCTTTGGCTCTGTTTGCTAACGATGAACTGTATGACATTTCTTTGCTCCCATTGGGTGCTGCATCTGCTACAGTTGTTAATTATGCTATCTCCAGTATTGCCGAAGTAAGAAAAGACGTTATTGTTTTTGCTTCTCCGACATTGGCAAACGTTGTTAATAATGCCGGAGCAGAAGCTACCGATGTTGTAACATTCCGCGAATCTTTGACATCTAGCTCTTATGCGGTGTTGGATTCTGGATGGAAATACCAATATGACCGTTATAACGATGTATATCGTTGGATCCCATTGAATGGTGATACAGCCGGTCTTGCAGTTCGTACAGACTTTGTTGCTGACCCATGGTTCTCACCTGCAGGTTTCAACCGCGGTCAAGTTAAGAACGTTGTTAAATTAGCTTACTCTCCAAGCAAAGCAGATCGTGACACATTGTACAAGAAGGGTATTAACCCCGTTGTTACATTCCCTGGTAACGGTACAGTTCTATTCGGTGACAAGACATTGTTAGCCAAGCCTTCAGCCTTCGATCGTATCAACGTTCGTAGATTGTTTATTGTGCTTGAGAAAGCAATTGCTACAGCTGCTAAGTTCCAATTGTTCGAGTTCAACGACCCGTTCACAAGAGCCCAGTTCAGAAACCTTGTTGAGCCGTTCCTACGTGACGTTCAAGGTCGCCGTGGTATTACAGACTTTAAAGTAGTTTGCGATGAGTCTAATAACACAGCTCAAGTTATCGATACCAACAACTTTGTTGCAGATATCTTTATCAAGCCAGCTCGTGCGATTAACTTCATACAGCTCAACTTTATTGCAACTCGCTCCGGAATTTCTTTCGAAGAAGTCGGCGCTTAATAAAGGAGAGAACAAATGACAACATTTAACGTAGAACGTTTTAAATCCGCACTAACTAACGGTGGTGCTCGCCCTAACCAGTTCGCTGTACAATTGTCCTTTCCGACATATGTTACAGGTCAAGCTTTAGCGGTTGCAAGAGCCCCGTTCTTGGTCTCTGTTGCTGAGTTACCTGGTCAAACAGTTAACCCCGCTATCGTTCAATATCGTGGTCGTGAAGTAAAATTCGTTGGCGATCGCGTATATGCACCCTGGACTATTACTGTATTGAACGACGCTGAAATGTCAATTCGTACAGCTATGGAACAGTGGATGGGAGGAATGGAGGACTATGCTAGTAAGTTTGGTAGACTTCAGCCTTCAGAATACCAGCGCGACGCGCAAGTATTCCAGTTGGATCGAAATGGTAATGCATTGAAATCTTATAACATTATCAACGCATTCCCTGTTGATCTATCACCTGTGGCTTTGG